TATCCCAATACCCGGCGTACTGAACCCCGGTGTCGGTGTTGACGGTGAGGACGCGGTGGGCGAGGTCGATGAAGGCTCGCGATGGATGCGGGATGTCGTTTCGAATCCCCTCACGAACCACCACGGGATCAAGGGTCTTCTCCCCCTTGTCGTTCTGAATCTGCCGAAGCTGGACGTCTCGGTAATAGGGCTCCTTGGCGAAAACAAGGGCTGTCCCATATTTGAGCATCGTCAGGATTTCCTGCCGGAAGTCAGCTCGATAACCCATGTCCTGAGTCATCCGCTCTCCGCGCCAAGTGATGATCTGGGTGCGAAGGTGGTTCTCCCGAGACGGCACCTGCGCCTCGTACTTAAGGAAGGGTGACTGGTCCCGCTGCTCCACCAAGGTCGCCCAGCGGATCTTCACGTACTGCGGACAGATGGGGACGTCGACGTTGAAGAAGGTAGGCAGCTCCAGCTTCATCATCGGGCGGCCAGCCGAGTCCGTCATCGGCTGGCGGGTGATCGGATCCATCGCCGGGGTGAGCATCGAGGTGAGGCCCCAGTCCTTCACCACCGACATGAGATTCGGCTGCTCGCGGCCACCCCCGGAGATGAGCCCCTTGGCCAAGGTCGTCGACACCTGCTGCTGCGAGACGTCGCAGGCTTGATCAATGCACCAGTACCACCGGGCGTTCCGTAAATTCCTGTTAACCCCTTCCCGGATTCTGGAGGAGGTGAGGTCGATGAGTTCCTTGATCTTGGGATCCCACGCCGCCTCGCCGCCATCCGGCTGGAACTTCTTCCTCAGCTTCTCAGGGTCATAGCCGGACAACGCCAGAACCTTCGGGTCAATCATGGACAGATAGAATCAGCCCCCATGTGGAATCTTCAAGGTGGTTCAGGGATGGCTTCTGGCGGCAGACGGTTCACCCGGTCAATCGCCACCGTGGCGCGGAAGTCACATCCGGGGACGAACATCTTCACCTTCGGCTGGGGCATCGCCCCCTGCGTGACATCGTAGTCGTCGCCCGTGGTGCGCAGCCTGCGCTTGTGTTCGTCGATGAGGTTCTGCGCCCGAATCCCGCCACGAATCTGCACCTTCAGCTTCTCGAACCGCAGGCGTCCCTCCCGGTGAAGCGTCAGCTCGAAGCGGTTGTTGGCCTCATTGAGAAGCTGCAACGCCCGAGTCTTCTGATTCATCAACCGCTCGAAATCCTCCGACGACAGGTCCGGCCGGGAGAGGCGCTTGTCGAACTGCTCCAGAGTCTTGCGCAGATGCTCGCGGGTCCACTGCTGCATCCCCTCGATGCGGCCGTGCATCTGGTCGATGCGGGTGAAGACCTCATCTCTTCCAACCGATAGAGAGCCCACGGTTTCTGGCATAGCAGGTCTTCTTTTTGTACCCGACGACCAAGGGAAGGTAGCACCAGCACCCCTCCTGATGCTCCGTGCTGTCGGGCTCCATCTTGCCGGGCGTCCCGCAGGTCTCGTACTCCCTGTTGAAGAACGGGCATTCGGTCCGGCAGGTGTTCATCCGCTCGGCACCAAGCTCCTTGTCCGGGGAACTCCAGAGAGCCTTCGTCAGGCCCCAAGCCCCATTGGCGATGTGGCCAATCGCCTCGGGCAATGGCAGCGCGGTCAACGCTCCACGGATGGCCGCCCATATGGACACCACAGGTTGCCACCATTTCCTTGTGTGCCTAACCTCACTGGAATGTTGATTCAGCACGATGCTTGGCAACCTCCACTCCATCCAAAGGGGGTAGAGATTGTCAACGACAGGCATAGGTTCCTCCTCGTCACCGGGGCCAAGCTGTCCACCAAAACCATCTCGATCTGCCAGAAACTGACCAAGCATCTGTACGAGCAGCGCGGGGCGCATATCGGGATCATCGTCAAGCGTCAGGACGTCGGCCGACTGGGCGTCTGGCCTGACATCACAGAATTTGTAATACCGAAAATCTGGCAGGCGGACGCCGGGGTCGTCCCGTGGATCACCCGGCCAAAGGTACTTTCAGATACGAAGCGTCGGATCTTCTCTGTCATGAACCACTTCGGAGATGTCGGGCGGTGTTCCCTGATCTCCGCGTACCGGCCCAGCGAAATCGAGCAGCTCCTCAAGAACACCCGCTTCTCGATGATCTACGTCAATGAGGCTGACCAGTTCCCGATGTCGATCTTCAATGCCTGCGCGGACCAGCTACGGCTTGAACATATGGGCGTTCCCTACGAAGCCCATCAGTTAATCCTCGATTGCAACCCGCCGGATCAGGGCGAGAAACACTGGCTCCACAAGATCTTCTTCGACCCGGCGGAAAGGGATCAGGTCTGGCATCGGGACTACAAGGTCATCACCGCCACCATCGAAGACAACCCGTGGCTCAACCAGAAGGATCTGGATTCACTGATCCAGCGTTACCGCCACCACCCTCGCCAGTTCGCCCGGTACATTCTCTCCCAATGGGTTCCGTCATCAGAGGGGTCGATCTTCGAAGCGGTCTTCGACGAGACAACCCACGTCGTCGGAGAGATTAATCCGGGGCAACCCCGCCACCTCTGGTCGGTCCTCATGCCACCCATGGAGACCAATGAAATCATCCGGGGCTGGGACTTGGGCGACGTCAACCACTCCTGCGTCTTCATCACCAAGCGGCTCTACGAGAACGCTTACTGCTACGATGTGATCGACGACCTCACCCTCGTGGACCGGCCGACCTCGATCCGGGAGTTCACCCGGCAGGTCATGGACAAGAGCGACTTCTGGCAGGACGTCCTGACCAAGCGTGGCGCGGACGGGGTTCGCTGGGTGGACTGGGCGGATCCGACAGCCTTCATCTTCCGGTCGAGTGGGCAGGGATCCACCCATGCCGCTGAGGTCGCCGCCGCATCCCGGAAGCAAATCAGGCTGCGGCCGGTGAAGAAAGGGCCGGGATCGGTGGCCGCCAGAATCTCCCTGATGATGCGGCTCCTCCTCGACGGGAGACTCTCGTTCTCAGTCCTGTCCCGCGCCTGCATCAACGCGATGATCGGCCTCAAGCCATCGTCATCAGGCGGGGTGAAACGCTCTCCTGAAATCCATGCCTTCGACGCGATGTCCTACGGGATCGGCGGGGAAATCGGCGGCGACCTCCGGGACGAGGCCAATCAGCCCGATGAGATAACGACAAACGTGGAGAATGCCTCGGTCGTCTCAGTCCGACTTTAGTTCATCTCCACCCCCGACATACCCGAGAAAATCTTCCGCCAAATCATGCGGTCGCGCCGGACCTTGTCGCGCATATGCTTTGGCATCTGGGCCTCCTGCCTTTTTGACACCTTCACCAGTCCTCCATTTCCAACCGCGTAGAGGTTCCCGCAGCCCGCACAAATCCCGCACACTCCCGGCCGAACCTGATGAAACTCCAGATGCCTCTCGCTTCCGCAATGAGGACACAAGGCCACTACCATCACCTGAATCTCGCAGTTCATACCTCACCCTCCGTAACCGACTCGTGAACCCAGCCAGACACCAGACCAGCCACGCCACGGCAGGCACTGTCAGGAACCCAAGGAAGAACCCAAAGCCAACAAGCCCAGCCAAGTATCCAAGGCGCATGAACGACATGGCCGCCTCGAAGCTGAATGATTTCATTCCGTGACACGGCTTGGGTCGTCGATCACAGCCCCCAAATATTCAGAGAGGGATCTGAGCTGCGCGTCGGCAGGATACTCGTACTTGCCATCATTGGTAATCGCGTCGCGAATCGCGTCCATATTCTGCCTACCCCTGTAACGAAGAAGGATCAGCCCGGCGCGTAACGCCGCCACTTGGCATTCGTTCAGGGTGTAGGTCGCGGTCTTGTAAAGCTTCTCGGCTGTGTTGATTTCAACCTCCACCGCCTCTTCCCTCTGCTTAACAAGTTCATCGAGGGTCTGGGCGCAAAAGCGGAGGCTCGTCCGCTCTCCGCCCTCCCACGCCCTGTTGCGGAGTTCAGCCAAGCGTTTCCACTTAACCGCCAGTGCTTTCAGTTCCTCGATTGGAACCATTCTACTTGGGCTCCAGCTCCACGATCTCGCGCAAGAGCGTCAGGGCAT